TTAATAATTAATATTTAATAATTATTGTATCATATAATATAAAGACTCTATTATATTATACATTATATATGTCGAACACAATTTTTGTACAAATCGCCTCTTATAGAGACCCGGAACTCCTACCAACTATTAAGGATTGTATTAAAAAAGCCAAGAATCCTGAATTACTCTCCTTCGGTATTTGCTGGCAACATGATAAAGAAGATGAATGGGATACGCTAAGTGATTATAGTAGTGATCCGCGATTTACTATTATGGATGTGCCGTGGAATGAAAGTAAGGGCGCATGTTGGGCGCGTCATAATATTCAAAACATGTGGAAAGGAGAGAAATATACCTTGCAACTGGATTCTCATCATCGTTTTATCGAAAATTGGGATGAGCGATTGATTGAGATGATGTTCCAAACTAATGCAATTAAGCCAATTATTACGACCTATGCGGCACCTTATAACCCAAAGGAAGAGTCCACAACACTACATGGTCCTTATAATATGGTTGGCAAATTCTCTGGAGATATAATTCTCTTTACTCCGGCAAGCATTCCTAATTATGAAAAATTGACAAAACCTCTTCCAGCTAGGTTTGTAAGCGGACATTACTATTTTACATATGGGTTTCATTGCGAAGAATGTAATTATGATCCGGAATTATATTTCACTGGCGAAGAAATATCTCTATCAGTTCGATCTTATACATTGGGCTATGATTTGTTCCATCCTCATCGGACGGTTATTTGGCATGAATATACAAGAGTTGGTCGTACCAAACATTGGGATGATTTTGATAGTAAAAAGAAGACGGAAGGAATAGTAAAACAAACTTGGTCTGATATTGATGTTAAAAGTAAAAATCGTGTTAGAGTGTTACTTAAACAGCTATCTGATCCTACGATTGATTTGGGTAAATATACATTAGGTACAGTTAGAACATTGGAAGACTATGAATTATATGCTGGTATTAATTTCAAATTGAATTTGATGCATCCAGATGCTGCACTAGGTAAGAACCCCCCTACTAATGATTATGATTATAATTGGGTTGTAGCTAATACAGAGTATAATTTCACATTAGATATTCCACAAATAGATATGACTGACGTGCAATTTATCTGTGTATGCATAGAAGATGAAAATAATACTAATCTTTATCGAAAAGATTTGACATCTTATGTTAGTAAATTAAATGTGTCTATTAAATCTCATTTGAAACCTAGTAAATGGATTAGTTGGGTATGTTATAAGACTACTGGATGGGGAGAAAAGAAGGTATTTTCTTTGTAAAAAATATAAATGATAAATAAGTTAATATATGTATATAAATATATATTAAGTTACAATAAGTTAAGACTTACTCCGTTAAAACTTACTCCGTTAAAACTAATTTTTTCCCTTTCTTTTTACTACCTTTTACACTAGGCTCAGATAAAATAGCTTCTATAGGCACAGCTTCTACAGCTTCTACAGGTTCCTCTTCCATAACCATTTTAACCTTCACTTTCTTCTCCTGTAGTTTTTTCGTCGCATTCAATAAAGAAACGCGTGACAAATAATCCTCCAAAGAATTCTCATTAATGCCATCTTTAACACTGTCGGCGAAGTCCTTCTTTAAAGCACTTAAAGGTAATTTATCATTATATTTGGGTGCCGCCACCATTCGGTAGCTATTCGCCACGTCATTTTTAATACCCGGCGTATGGATAAAATAGAAACTATCCGATCCGTCAGCATTCGCCACAAAGAATTTCTTCCCATTCTCGACTAAGCCCGTCCCCGAGAAAAAAACAATCGGCAATTTAAAATGTTTCGCTAGGAGCCAGATATCCATATTCGTTGCATAATAATCTTCGCTCATAATTATATTCGGCAAGGTGGTCTTATAATAAATAAGCTGTTTCGCTATTTTATGTTTTCCCTGCAGTTTCAAAATCTGTATTATTTCAAACTTATAATCCGAATAATAATGCATGTATTCGTCGACCAATATTTCCTTTAAATCGTGCTTTGACAATTTGCTATTCTTTAAAATCACCATTATAATATCAAAAGTGCATAAAGCCGGGCTGTCGTGAAAGATGATTTCTATGCTATGTTCCGGAAATATCGGCTTCCAAAACGTCGAGGTTACCATAATTGACGTCGGTTCCGGGCATTTAAATTCTTTAAGTCTATATTCTGGACTTATTTCATTTGAATATTGTTGACTCTTAAGGGGCTGCGCCGTATCATAAGTATTATTTTTTATATAAGCATTCGTGGGCGCAACAATGAGCCCTTCGAAATACTCCTGTGTAAGTAATGATTGTAATAAAATAATCTCATTCGCATTTAAATTGTACTTGACGCTCGTAAAGGAGAGAAAAACATTTTGCTGAAAAATAAAGGATTTGATGCGATTATAGCGAATTAATTCGTCGCTAAGTTTCCCAAAATATACAATATCATTATCAGTGTCATTCATCAAATTTCTTTTCGGAATAACGAGCGCACAGGAACCATCTTGCTTTTCTAGGCAAAATTTATTTGCCGCACATTGATCTTTATTCAATGTATTGCAGTTGCTTAAATCATTTTTCAACAATTCCATCAATAGCTCAGGCTTATACGCAGTGAACTGTATACTATTCTTCATTAAATCCCGTAATAATTCATCAACTGCTTTTAATTTATTGAAATAAAGGATGCCTGGAGAATTTATAATTTCTTCTATTTTATCTTTTATGTCTCGATAGCGCATTAGCCCTAATAAAATCCTGGCACTGTTGCGAAATAGGTTATAGAATTTACTCTCTAAACGGATATTATTAATATAGGTTATACGCTCTGCATCGCCCGCGCCTTTTTCATTTTCACTCCGTATACTCTCACTTTCAATATCCACCATGCTCTCTTTATCAACCCCATCATTCGATAAAGTAATAATACCCATATCTTCACTCGTAAGCAAATCAGCATTAGCATTAGACAAGTCTTTAAAAAAAGTATCCGGCACCGGCTGAGAAATCATAATGAACTGATTCGTCTCCGTTATGATGCCAACAATTAATTCATCTTCAACAACTTTTATTTTCGGTTTACAAGGAATACGTCCGTTCAGGTCTTTATAAACCATATTTAAAAAACCCAAAGTATTCTCATAAGTATCACTATAATCATCATCCATCCAAATAAACCCCGTATCGAGGTGTTTAATAAAGGCAGAAGGGAAGCAAGGAATGAAACCTTTATTTACTTTATCCTTATTCTTTTTCTTCATTTTCTTCGCTACGACACCAATGACTTTCCCGTTAAAATTCATCACCTGTTTCTCTATGGTATAAGATTTCAAGTCTAATAAATCAACTAATCTCTCCAAGGAGATATTTCTTTTAAATTCGTATACCTTCGGCATACTCGGATAAGTACCACACTTCCCATAAGATTGTTTAATTAATTCGATGGTCTCATTTATATTCACGAGAGAATTCAACTTAAATCCATAAGTAATAGCAAATTCACGTTTTCTCTCTTCAATAGCATATATGGGTTCATATAAATTATAAGTTTTATTGTCGAACTCCTTCTCGTGTTTTATTATAATAACCGTATCTTTATAGTCATCGAAGAATGTAGTCGCGTAGTGATTAGAGGGACAAACAAGGCTCACATTATTTGTAATATCATTATTATTCATTTCCACGATGGCTAAGTTCAAACCCTTTTTAAATAATTTATTATTCGGCTGACAAATCAAATCCCATAAATAGACATAATCAATTTCTATTGTATTGTCGCGCAGATATTCTTTGAAATTATTAAAGGCATGAGCTATTTTAATTAAAGTGTTTTTCTCTCTTTCGCTAGTATTAGCAGTCCGTTTAAAGAGCGTACTTTCTTTGAATTCATTTATATCAATGATAGAACCACTAATGCCTATTAATTCGTCCTGAGCAAATATATTAATTAAATTCCCATTTTGCAGTGATAAGAAGATATCAATATCCATTGCCGAAATTAGGGTTTCTTTAAATTCAGCAATTGTTTGTTGAGGCAATTTATAAATACCCGTATAAATATTGGATATACAGGCAATAAATGATTGGGATTTACTAAATTCGACGCCGCGGCGCACCATGCATATATGATCTGGCTTTAAGTTAGTATTTGTCAAACTAATTTGGCATTTTTTATTATCGGTTTGAAGGAATTTCTGGATGGCTAGAGGTAAAAACCCATAGCGATTCTGTTCTAGGGGGTATTTATCCGGACCTTTTATATAGTCATCAGATACGTTTGTCTTTTTTTTCTCCTTGGCGGGTGTTTTGTCTTTTTTAATTTCTTTTTCTTTTGATGCTGCTTCGATTGTAAGTGCTTCGCTTGTAAGTGGTGCTGCTTCGCTTGGTACTGCTTCGCTTGTAAGTGGTGCTGCTGTAAGTGCTTCTTTATCTTCTTCGCTTGTAAGTGGTGCTCCTGTAAGTGCTTCGCTTGTAATTGCTTCGCTTGCCACTGCATCGCCCGATGCACAAATAGCTCGTCTTTTTGATTGTTCAGCATTTTCCCATTCCTTAAAACAACAGGGCAAACATTTCCCCTGTGCACTCGGTTTAAGAAACCCAGGATACAATTTACCATATTCTCCATTTTTCCCCTTATGATAGACGTCATCATTAAATTCAAAAATGGCTTCACCCTTTTCAACCTTTTTTCCATTTTTAGGAATGACTTTGCCATATTTTCCCGAAGCTACATCCTCATCCGTAAGCGTGGTATTATCTTTTAAACTCCAATACCTCGGACAAATATACCAGAATTGTTTATCTTTATCACTTCCGTATTTTATAGCGGATTCTTTGTCATAAGATCCTGGATGTTCTTCATCAATTTTAGCCTTTTCTTCCTCGCTTAGAATCACTGGATGGCGACGATTGCTCCAGGGACATGATCGCGAATAATCTTTAAAATTTTCATCCTTATAAGTAGAAAATATATTTGGATCACGCTTGGCAATTCGATCTTGAAATGGATTTGGATGTGTTAATCGTTTGCCTGTTATATCTAGGTCTAAGGTTTCTTCTTTGGATTTTTTAGGTTTGGCACCGCCTTCCACGGCTTCCTCTTCGGCTTCCACTTCGCCTTCCACTTCGCCTTCCACTTCGCCTTCCACTTCGCCTTCGGCTTCGGCTTCAACTTCCACGCCTTCCACGCCTTCCACGCCTTCGGCATCCTCTTCGCCTTCGGCATCACCAAAAAACAGATCAAACAATTCTTCATCTTTATTGGCACCAGCTTCCGCCTCTATTTCATCAATTGTCTCAAATACTAATTCCTGTGCAACAATATTCATTTGTTTATTCTCACTATTCATTTGCTCCGAACTCGATACAATATCAGATATATATGATTCTTTTATTTTTTCACTCCCTTTACATAGCTGACTAATATCTTGCATGTTTGAATTTTGTTGAGTAAGTTGAATAAAGGACTCCAGATAAATAGGAATAGTATTTAAATAACTCATATTATTGATACCATTCATCGTAATAATTATATTACTGCTAAATGGTTCTTGATGAATCGTCGTTAAAAACCCCGGATTATTTTTAATCTTCAATCGCCGGTTTTGAAATGCATCCTGTACCACCTGCAACGCATTCACAAATTCCATCATTTTCATTTCGGCTTTTTTCTGTGTCATCTTATAATTACTGACAAGTTGCTCAACAATATCCTCTTCACTATGTTCCCGATTCAACATTTCTGTAATAAATGCATCAATGCTATCCATTTCATTATAATTCGCCACTCTTTTAAACCGCATAACGATCCCATTCTTCAAATCATCACTCATGATATTAAACACACTTGATACACATCCCATTATCGGTTTTAATTTCATGGTCTTGGTAATAGGCACATGAATAACATAGTCCATTAAGACAAGTTCAATATCCGGCATATTCATTCCATTAAAAAGATTAATATTATAACCATTTTGTGAGAGATAATTCTTCACCACTTCTATAACGGGATTAATGGCTTCTTTTAATATTTCATTCAATCGTTCTACGGAATGGGATTTTACAAAATTCGCACTAACCCGAATACTTCCATTATTCTCGAAGTCACATACAATAGGTGTAATTGTATCATCTCTTCTATATTCTATATAAACTGAAACACGTTTTGTTTTACCAATGGTTTTAGATAATTTAAAAATGACTGACTTGTCTAAGTAGGGGATTTTTTTCCCATTTGTTGCAATTTTATCGGCATATAATCGATATAACTTATCTTGTTTTTTAGCCGGATTATATTTGATTAAAGGCACTTCTCTCGTTGAATGAATAAGTTTAAATACTATATCTAGAGGTAAATTGAACTCCACCTCCGGGTGAATAATAAATTCAATTTCACGAGAACCTTTTTCAATATATTTAATATGTTGTTTCAAATATATATCATAAAACACTGTGACAATCTCATTATTCTTTTCAAATTCTTTAGTGATTAACTTCTCACTTTCTACTAATAATTCCTGTTTTCTCTCTTGTAATTGATTTAAACTTAATATAGATTTCTTTAATAAGTAAGGAAAGTATATCTTTATAGTGCTTTCTTGAGAGAAGCCTTTGGATATGGTATAATTTAATACTTCTTCCGCTAGACATACATAAAGCATATTATTTATTATACTACTAACCACATTCATTAAAATATTACTATTTGATGTCGATGTAATTTCTTGTGCATATCTCTCTAAAAATACATCATAGGCTAAGGCAGAAAAAGGATTTACCGTATATTGAATACTTTTATCAAGCGCTACAAATTTTTGCCCAATGGGTATTGTACTTGATACATCAACATTATCTAAGCCTAAGGCAATAATATCATCATAAGTATAAGTTGCTTTATCGACTAGATTGGCTAAATCTATTGTTCCTTTATCATTAGTTCCTTTATCAATATTCAATAAATATTGGACCAATCTCTCTCTGGTCAATTCCAATTTTTCATTTTGTGTAAGTATTTTATAAATAGATAAAGCATTTAAATGTTCTGTTTGTTGAGCAAATAAATAAAGTTCACTAAATGACGTATTTAATCCACAATTCTGTAATATTTTTTCCTTTATAACTTCAATTGTATCATCTGAATAAATGGATTTATTAATAAAAGTGACTTTAATGTCTTTCTCTCTTATAATAATCAATTCCTCATTAGAAAATATCCCCTTAAATATTTTATTTTCACTGTCAGTTACAAACAAGTCATCCATATTATTTTCAAGTTTATTACCATAAAATACATAAATTTGTTTAATATCATTATTTTCTTGGGTATGTGCAATTTTATATATGGGTATTGGTTCCATATAATACACTTTTAAAAAAGTGTAGCAAAACCCAACCCAACCCAACCTTTTAAAAAAAGGTTGGACCAAAACTCAACCTAATTTGCACCTAATTTGCACCTAATTTTGTGTGTATTTGGGTTGGTGTTTTGGCTCAACCTTTTTTTAAAAGGTTGTTTTTTGGCTCAACCTTTTTTAAAGGTTGTTTGTAGCAATGTGTAAGAATAATAATGGAATAGGTATCAATGGGCAATTACCTTGGAATATCAAAGAAGATCTACGCTATTTTTCTAAATTAACCAGGGGGGATGGAAATAATGCCATAATTATGGGTAGCAATACATATAAAAGTCTTAATAAGAATGGTCTTGGTGAAAGAGATAATTTTATTTTATCTTCTGCATTAAATATTAATTTAACAATTTCAAATGGTAAACATATTGTTAAAACTTTTACAAATATAGATAGTATATTGGAGACATGTTCAGCGAATAATTATGATATAGTATGGGTTATTGGTGGTGACTCTATTTACAAGCAGTTTTTACATAGAGAGATTATAGATAAATGTTATGTAACACTCATTCATAAATTATTTAAGTGTGATACGATATTTCCATTATTAGATGTCGATAAATGGAGTATTGAACATAAAACAGACGGCTTAATAAATAAAGATAAATATGATTTCAAAATCGAATTTATCGAATATAAGTATATTAAATGATAAAATTATTCTTCTGATGTTTCTTTAAGTCCTTTTTCTGTAATTATTTCTGGTTCTTTAAGTACTTCTTCTGATAATTCTTCTGAGGTTTCTTTAAGTCCTTTTTCTGTAATTATTTCTGCCTCTTTAAGTACTTTTTCTTGTAATTCTTCTGCCTCTTTAAGTACTTCTTCTGATAATTCTTCTGCCTCTTTAAGTACTTCTTCTGATAATTCTTCTGCCTCTTTAAATACTTTTTCTTGTAATTCTTCTGCCTCTTTAAGTACTTTTTCTTGTAATTCTTCTGCCTCTTTAAGTACTTTTTCTTGTAATTCTTCTGCCTCTTTAAGTACTTTTT